GATGGGTCCTCGGACGTAAGAATGTTGCGGGAGATCATCGAGATGACTCAATTAGAAAATCTTCTTGATGAGAAGGATTTCGCCGATCACTTTGCAGATAGAATCCGTGGATTTATTGATGCTGATTCCGATGAAGAATACGATACTGCCTATGAGAATAACTACAATTGGGGATTTTCCATAGCCGAGAATATCAATAGCTTGTTGGTGTCGAAGTGGACTACATATGGAATATAAATAATATGTAAAATAAAAACAGGAGATAATGATGCCGGCACCCACATCTGGTTCCATTAGTTTATCAGCACACATACACACCGAATACCAAAAGACACCAACGGTTCCAGCTGGGTTTGCCGCATCATACCATAAACCTGTTTCCTTTACTACTTGTAGAGATATGAGTAGAATGTTAACAGGTGTACCCATTTGGGATGGATTGGGTGATAAAACTGCGGCACACAATTGTTATGGTGCAACAGTGAGTACAGGATCGTTTCCATATCAGCTTCCTTATGGGACATTCAAAATACTAGGATCACCCACCGACTACAATCTAAAATATTCAAGAACATTAATACCGGGATTGACCAATGTAACAGGAATTGCTGTTGGTACAAGACCTAATAACATTAAATTTTCTGATTATTATGGTACCTTTTTTCCCTTTTACAGTAATCTTGTATTGAATAGTGCTGGGACTACTACTTACACCATTGGAGCTGGTCTTTTTTGGATAAAAGCTGTGGTGGTTGGAGGTGGAGGAGGAGGCGGTGGTTCTGATATTTGCTCAGGTGGTGCTGGGGGTGCCGGAGCTAAAACTGAAAGTACTTTTTATGTAGTGAGTTGTTGCTCTAGTCAAGCGCTTCGATTTACTGTGGGTGCTGGTGGTGGGGGCGGTGCTGCCCAGACGCTTGGGCCTTGGTATTGTGGAGGAGCAGGAACAGGGGGTTCTGGATATGCTACTGGGGGAACAGGTGGTCTTCCTGGAAGAGCGAAATTTTCGGGAAGAGGCGGCGGAGGCGGAGGTAGTTCGGCAATAGAATGGTTACCTAATGGTAGCGGTTGTACTGGATATTTACTTGTTTCCGCCGGCGGAGGCGGAGGCGGAGGCGGTGCCGGGCAATTCTATAATTCGCAATCTGCTGGTACCTTTGCAGCCGCAGGTTGCAATGTTGCCGGGGGTGGAGCTTATGGTTTATATGGAGGGAGTGCAAACTATGCCGGATACAGCGGCACCGGAAATAGCGCGCTTAATACAGGTTATACACTTCACACGGGATTCACTTGTTGTGAGGCTACTGCTTCTTGTAAAGGATATAATGGTGTAGGTGGAGCAGACCTCTACACCTATTATTACAAAACATACATTAGATGCGTCTATGGTGGCGTTTTTAATTGTCCCTTTGGTGTTAATGGCTATTTCTGTGATGCACTTTATAATGATAATTGTTTAAATGAACTTGTCGGAATAGGCATAGACACCGGAGGCGCAGGAGGAGGTGGCGGAGGTTATGGTAATCCTGGATTTCTCCCTCCTTCGTTTGTATATGATTTGTACGGAGATGGAAGCTGTTATACTATAAACTACACCAATATTGAAACAATTGGCGGAGGGGGGATGGAGGGTCTTTCATTTGTCAGAGACAATATAACAGGACAAAGTACTTTTGAATATGCTTTCAGAAATAGACGAAGCTCGTATTCTGAAGGCAGAACACCTCCCAATGATTCACCATTTCAACAAATTCTTGTTGCAGGTCAGGGAGGGGCAGGTGGCACCAATGGTTCTGGCACCAATGGTTTTGCAGGCGCAGTTTCTATTAGTATCACAAATGCAGATAACGAATATTCCTTGTTTTCTTTAACTTCGATATAGGATAAAAATGGAACGATCTTATAAAATACAAAATCTAGTTACAACTAGTAATGATGAAAATCTAATCAAAAAGGTAATTGCGGTACAATTTTTATTAACCGTTACTGAAAACAACAATAGTTTTTCAGGTAGTTGTGTAATAGATGTACCATTTGACGACAATATAATTTATACTCCCTTTGACGATTTAACTGAAGAACAGGTAATGTCATGGATAGATGCCAGTATTTTAGAATTTAGACTAGATGAAGTACAAAATGTGTTTGAAACTCAAAAAATTGTCATTGAGAATTTCTCTCCCCCTTGGGTTAAACTCAATATCGGCGACATTGATATGAAACCAACTCCTAGTTTTGTACAGGAAGAATCTAGATATCTAGATCCTCCTCCATCTTTTGATGATTTAGTATCAAACGTGGTAAATAGAATTTTAGTGGAAAAGGGATTAGCATTGTAATGTTCATTCCTAGAATACAAATTACATTAAATAATGAAACCAATGAAATATGGCCATCCGATGATTGGTCTCGACAAGAAATAATGCGTATTTTAGGAAATTCTCAGATAGAATTTGACTATGTTCAAACCACAATGGGAATGCCAGCACTAAAATTTCGTAATGCCAAAGATTATAGGCGAGTTTTATCAATTATCGATGAAAAGTATAGACTTGACACGAAAAACTAATTACATTATAATAATGATATGATAAATTTTGAGGTGATAAATGCCTAGAGCAGAAAAAGTAGTAAATCCAAAAAATGTAGTTGTTGGTGCTGAACCAGATGCCACAACAATTGTTGCTGGAACAGAAGGTTATACTACCAAATTTATTTCTGCAATGAATTGGTATTCTATTGATAATAATAAAGCAGATGCTCGAAAATTCATCAGAGAATATATCAAGAAAAACAGAGTAATTGATTTAAAAGACTTTGATAGAGTAAAAGATAATGAAATTAGACCAACGTATGGTTGGATTGCGAGATTACTATCCAGAGGAGCCAATCTAAGCGATTTTCATGTAGAAAATTTCAATACTTATATTCTTCACATTCTAAAAAGTGTAAATTCTGTTCAAGTACAAAATACCGTTATAAATTCTAATAAGCCATCTATCCAAAATGTTATGAATGAGAAGATTTCTTCATACATTGGCACCTTAGAGGGTGCATATGATGCCTATATAACAGAAGGAACTGAGTTTTCATTAGATGCAGATATGAAAGCGAAGGAAATTCCTCAAGTATATGTTTCAAAGATTGAAGAGTGGGCTAAGAACAAACTTCGCGAATGGATCGAAATCACTGAAGGCAAGGATGCTCAGTTAAACGAAGCTTTTTCTCATTATACCAAGACATCCAAAAAAGATGTTGCGAAGTTTTTTGCTACCATGATTCAAGACTGCGAGAAATATGGCGCATTTAAGAAAGCTAATCGTAAACCTCGCACTGTTCGCCAAAAGACTCCTGCACAGCAGATTAAAAGTCTAAAATACAAGACTAAAGATGAAGAACTCAGTGTAAGTTCAGTTAATCCAATGGATATTATTGGCGCATCTGCAGTCTGGCTATTCAATACGAAGAATCGTAAGCTATCAGTTTATCGTACAGATTCAGGACAAGGTCTTCAGATTAAAGGTTCATCTTTGCAGAACTATGATCCGGAAATTTCCGAGACAAAAACTTTAAGAAAACCTGCAGAACAGCTTCAGGAATTACTCAATGCTGGTAAAGTATCTCTTCGTAAGTTTATGGAAGGTATTAAAACTAAAGGCGGCGAGGTAAATGGTAGAGTGAACGCAGAAATGTTAATTATACGAGTAGTTCGATAATATATATTATTTTATCGAGATATACTATGGCACTTAAGCTGTCTTATTGTCAATTGATCAGAATTATTTTATCACAAATAGGTGGAACAAGAATCGGACCATCCATCCTAGCACAGATATCTGGCGCCCCTGCCATTGTTCAATCAAAGGGAATAATTCCTAAAGAACTTCAAGAATTAAAATCTTTTATTGATTCAGTCACCAATGCCATTAAATTGTTAGGAAATTATTTAAACGATTTAGAAAGCATTGTTGACGATGTCAACAATCAGTTTTTTCAAAATCCAGCCAATGTAGCTATAAATGCTGCAATCACAGTAGTTGATACCAAATTAGCTGCTGCTACGCCTGGCTCGGCTGAAGAAACAGAATTACAAAACTATAAGACAACTTTACTAGCTTTTCAGGCAAATACTAATATATTGTCTGGTGTCACAAAAGCATCACCTGTTGGTAATGGACCAGGTGATTGTAGTATTATGGATATTCTTGGTGACGTTTGCGATCCAAATTCAACTAGTGAGGATTTAATTTCCATTAATCAATTATTAGATGGATTGAAAAAAGGAGATCTAATAAAAGCTTTAACTGCTAAATTATCTGCTGCTTCCGGTATAACTGGATTGCAGGGTGAGATTAGCAATTTAAGAACAGAATTAAATCAGTTCAATACTAATTTTAGAACTATTTTGAATGGAAAAGTTTTAAAGACTGCTATAACTTCTCAAATTAATAATATAGTATACAATTTATTAACTGGATGTGGCACTAATTTTTTAAACTTAACTTTAAAAGATACCGTTAAAGATAAATTAGCACCATATGTAGCTTTATTAGAAGCACAACAACAACTTAATGCATATACTGATCCTAATACAGGAAATGTAATATACACAGGTTAATTAGGAATCATTATGATAGTAGTTGATTATAATCAAACTGCCATTTCAAATTTAATGGCAGAAATAGGTGGAAGAACAGATGTTGAAATGAATGTGCCTTTACTAAGACATATGATTATCAATTCTCTTAGAGGGTACAAGCAAAAATTTGGTAATGAATTTGGTGACTTAGTTATTGCGTGTGACAATATGAAATATTGGAGACGTGAAGTATTTCCTTTTTATAAAGCAGGTCGCAAAAAGGCTAGAGAAGCATCTGGATTTGATTGGAAATTAATTTTTGAAACTCTTAGTAAAATAAGAGAAGAAATCGATTTAAACTTTCCGTACAAGGTAATTAATGTCCATGGTGCTGAGGCAGACGACATCATTGCTGTTTTAGCTGAATGGTCTCAGACAAATGATCTAATGAATACAAATCCTTTTATGGAAGGGGATTCCAAACCCTTTCTTGTTATATCCGGCGACCATGATTTTATTCAGTTGCAGAGGTACAAGAATGTCAAACAGTTTTCGCCAATTCAAAAAAAATATGTTAAATCTAACACGACGCCGGAAAGATATGTTTTGGAACATACAATCCGCGGTGATAAGGGAGACGGAATTCCAAATGCTTTCTCAACAGACGACTGTTTCGTCAATGGAATCAAACAAAAATCAGTGTCAACAAAAAAGTTAGAGGAATGGTTAAATGATCCAACTCTATTGCCTAAAGATGATGAATTCTTAAAAAGATTTAATCGTAATAAACAATTGATTGATTTTAGATGTATCCCCAATGATCTTAGAGAAGAAATTATTAATAATTTCGAATCAAGTCCAGTAAAAAATAAAAGTAAAATGTTAAACTATTTTATTGAAAATAAAATGAAAAACATGCTTGAGCTTATAGAGGATTTTTAATGAAAACACTAGTACCCCAGGTTTTAGATGAGTTTGAAAAAGCTAAAACAAAAGAAGCCAAAATTAAAGTTTTAAAAGATTATGAAAGCGCAGTTCTAAGAGGACTACTTCAAATTAATTACGACGAAAGAGCAGTAATGGATTTACCCGAAGGTGAACCTCCTTTTAAGAAAAATAAAGAATTGCCTGCAGGTTATTCTGAAACAAACTTGTATGCAGAGTTTAGGCGGTTTTACGTTTGGTTAGATAGATCTGTTAACTTAAATAAGATTCGTAAAGAACAATTGTTTATTCAAATGCTAGAAGGTATTCATTGGTCTGAAGCTGAGGCAGTATGCTTAGCCAAGGATCGTAAATTGCAAACTAAGTGGAAATCTTTAAAGGAAAGTATTGTGCGAGAAGCTTATCCAGATTTAATGCCTCCTAAGCCATCAGAGGAAATGGATATCCCCTTGCCAAAAGTAAAAATAGCAACAGTTGTAAAGTAATGCGGTGGTTCTTCGGGAAAAAACCGCCGCCCGAACCAACTAGAACTTGGGCGGACCACACGCAGATACCAAAAGACCCAGTTTTTGATTCAAGAGCGGTTAATTATTGGAAATATAGAGGGTTTGACAAGTAATACATATTATATTAAAATAAGATTTATTTTGAGGAGTGTTTATGTCATTAGTTGGTCCATGGTTAAATGATATTGGTAGTAAAAAAAGTAAAAAAAAATATGCATCTGCTGAGGCTAAACGTAAAGATTTAGAGCTCAAAGCAGAATGGTCTAAACTTAAACAACAAATAGATAGTACTGCGAAGGTAATTAAATCTCGTCCTTCAACACGTTCTATCTTTAAACTAGGGCCTCCGCCTGGTCGTGAAACCCCCTTTATTCCCAGTCATGATTCCGGTGCAGCTGTTGCTGCTAAGAAAGCTTCACCTGTGTATACTGGAACAAAAATTATTGGAATTGGAACAATGCACAAAAGCAATGCTGTGCCTATTTTTAGTGACGATGAAGCAAAGGCAATTTCTTCAATGAGGCGATAATGAAAATAGTTTTAGTTACAGGAGGGTTTGATCCAATACATTCTGGCCACATTACATATTTTGAACGAGCAAAAGAATTAGGTGATAAACTTATTGTTGGTATTAATTCTGATAAATGGCTTACACAGAAAAAGGGCAGAGCATTCATGCCTTGGTTCGAACGTAGTAAAATTATTCAAAATTTAAAGATGGTGGATTACGTTATCTCCTTTAATGATGATGATAATAGTTCTCGATTAGCAATTAAACTTCTTAGACAAACTTTTCCCAATGATACTATTATCTTTGCCAATGGTGGGGATAGGACTAAAGATAACATTCCTGAGATGAACATAGATGACCCAAATTTAGTTTTTGAGTTTGGCGTGGGTGGCACGAATAAAATGAATTCAAGCAGTTGGATTCTTGAAGAATGGAAGGCACCTAAAACAAATAGACGATGGGGATACTACAGAGTATTACATGAAGTACCAGGTGTTAAAGTTAAAGAACTTACAGTCGAACCTTGGCATCAACTTAGTATGCAAAGACATTTCAAACGCAATGAATTTTGGATGGTAACCGAAGGAGAAGCAACAGTAAAATCATTAGATGATTCTCATAGAATTTTGAAGGCACAGGAGCATACATTTATTCCAAAAGAAAATTGGCATCAACTTTGGAATAATACACCTAACCCTTTAAAGATTGTAGAAATTCAATACGGCGAAGAATGTATTGAAGAAGACATTGAACGTAATTAATAGGAAATATTTTATGACAATTCCAAGCAGTCCCGCAGATCGTAAGGCAATTTTAGATTGTATGAAAGAAATTAGTGCTTCCATGGCACGTATTGATGCTGAACGAGATTTAATTCGTGAAGCAATTAAAAATATTTGCGATCAACAAAATCTTTCTAAGAAAACTTTTCGCAGAATGACTAAAACTTATCATAAACAAAATTTTAATCAAGAAGTCGAGGAACATGAAGAATTTGAATCCATGTATCAGACTATTACTAATTCTACAACAATGAGTAAAGTAGCATGAGGCAATTGTACATTCTAGAGGCAAAATGGCACGATAAGATTAATAGAGTTAGACACACTGAAATAGTCGGTGTCTTTAATGATCTTGACAAACTAGAAAATGCCAAGCAACAAATTATTCTTAAATCGCATGAATACAGTTCTGTAAGTTTTGGTGTAAATGCGGAAATACAACCATTTCATGCTTAAAAAATAAGCATATAAAATAACCTTTCGGTTGACACGGGTATCTTTTTCATTTATAATTATGAAATAATGGAGAAAGACATGAAAACCGCAAAACGACGTAACCCTGTAGCAAAAGATCTTCGTACACCGAAGTATCGTCCTAGAATTGAGGAGAACAAAACCTCCTACAAGCGTAAATTTAAAAATGAACACCAGGCAAATGTATTTTATTCTTAATTGAAATTATATGAAAAGCATTTTTAATATTCTTGAAGACCTTGCTGCAGATAATTCGCGTCTTGCGAAGGAATCAATTCTTAGAAAACATGCTAGTAATGATGTTCTAAAGAATGTATTTCGTTTAGCATATGATCCTTTAATAAGTTACTACATTAGAAAAATTCCTGAGTATAATCCAAAAGTTTATATTCCTGTTCCGACCTTAACATGGGCAATGAATCAACTTGAAAATGAATTTGCCACTCGTAAAAAAACTGGCAATGCTGCTATTAATCATTTAACATTTATTTTGGAGTCACTTAATGCAGAAGATGCCAGCGTTATTGAAAGGATTATCAAACAAGACCTTCGATGCGGAGTCGGTGAACCCACCATTAACAAAATCTGGCCCGGACTCATTAAAACGTATCCCGTCATGTTGGCTTCTGGATTCGAACAGAAGCTTGTCGACAAAATCGGATTCCCGGCATATGTCCAGCTCAAATTGGACGGTATGCGCTTTAACGCAATCATCCGCAACGGAGAAATAGAATTTAGGAGTCGTAATGGCAGGCAATTGGATATCGCTTCAGATTTATTTGGTGAGGCATTTGTTGGGTTGGCAGAAGTGTGTGGTCTTGACTGCGTATTTGATGGTGAACTTCTTGTGGTTGATGGAGCTGGTAAATCGCTTGATCGTAAGACCGGAAATGGTATTTTAACTAAAGCAATTAAGAATACGCAATCCAAAAAAGAAGGTGAAATGGTTCGCGCAACACTATGGGATATGATTCCCATGGATGTTTTTCTTCGCGGTAAGTATACTGTTCCCTATAAGACTCGTTTTAGTAATCTAGTAAAAAATATTAATAAATTCAAGAAGAAATCTTCTCTCGGACATCTTATCAATGTAGTTGAGACAATAACTGTTGAAGATCAATATACTGCAAATAAGTTATTCAATAAATTCTTAGACGAAGGACAAGAAGGTATTATTCTTAAGTCAATGAATGGTATTTGGGAAGATAAACGTAGTAAGAATCAAGTTAAATTCAAAGCAGAACTTGAATGTGATCTTATGATTGTTGGTTGGGAAAAAGGTACTGGTAAGAATAAAAATCGTCTTGGTGCATTAATTTGTGAATCAGCAGATGGTGCTATTCGAGTAAATGTTGGTTCAGGTTATTCCGATGAACAAAGAGATATTTTTACAGTAGACTATACAGTAGGAAAAATTGCAACAGTTAAATATAATGCTCGTATTCAAGATAAAGGCGGAAACGTAGAAAGTTTATTTCTTCCGACCTTCATTGAGTTGCGAGAAGATAAGAACGTAGCAGATAATAGTAAGCAAATAAAATGAGTGTTTATTCTTCAAGATCGTTAGATGATATATTGTATAGAATGGGTAAACGTAGAAATTCTTTACAATCTAGACAAATCAAAAAAGATAAAAGAATCGGTTTAAGAAGTTATACATGGGATCATCCAAAGATGAGTAATGAGCAAGTTTTTATGGCAGCAACAGATGCAGAAGATGTCATTGTATCTGAATTTTTACTTGACAAGGCACTGCATCAAAAAGATACACAATTCAAATCTATGCATTTGATGTGTTCACTTAATGAATGGAAACGTTACGTTCAAGACCACACTAAAGATCGTATTCGTATTTTTCAATCAGGTGAGGAAAATGGTGTTATCTTTTTTAATGAAGCAATTATCAAGTATAACATTAGTAGCACCTACATCTCAGTAAAACTTATTGGCGAATCCGATTTCATTGATAAATTTGAAACTAAGTTAAAAAAATCTTTTGATATAGCAGAATCATTTATTGAATGGATGTATTCAAGTGATGGCTCTAATGTAACTGTACCTCTAACAACTGAGAAAACTCCTGTTAGTGCAATGTATCCTTTTCTAGGGGATGAGGAATTAACTGATTACTATGATCGTTACATGCATTCATCTGCAAGTGTGCTCGTATTGATTGGCCCACCTGGTACAGGTAAGACTACTTTCATTCGAGGACTTTTGCAGTATACTAAGTCGAGTGCCATGGTGACCTATGATCCTGAGCTACTTGAAAAAGATTATGTATTTGCTCGATTCATTGAAGGTAATAATAACATCATGGTCATTGAGGATGCGGATAATTTTCTAGGTAGCAGAAACGAAGGTAATACGGTGATGCATAAGTTCTTAAACGTCGGTGATGGTCTTATCACTACTAAGAATAAGAAAATGATCTTTAGTACTAATTTGCCTTCGGTAAAAGATATTGATCAGGCACTTGTAAGACCAGGACGCTGTTTTGATGTCTTAACTTTTGACTATCTTGATACAAAACAGGCAAAGAATTTAGCAAATGTACTAAAGGTAGAACTTGCAACAGAAAAGAATCAATATAGCATTGCAGATGTTTTTCATAAACAAAACCATAAACCAAAGGCAAAAAGATCTATAGGTTTCGTATAAAAATAATGTAATTCTATAAATAATCGAGAGTGAGGAGCTCTCGATGACTGCACAAATTTTAAACTTTCCGATAGTAGAAAAAAAAAGTGGTTATAAAATTCCTCTGTATACAGACGAGGAAATTTATCTTACTGTAATTGCCATAAACATTTTCAGTAACATTAAAGAGAAAGTATCTAAAAAAAATTTAACCGAATACGATCCCACCATTGTAATTGATGCTTTGGTAAAAGCAAAAGAATCTGGTTTGTTTTCTCAAAAAACCAAATCTATTTTAATAAGAATTTTAAAATCTGTTGAACAAATTGAATTAAAACTATGAATATATTTTATCTGTCTTCTGATCCAAGTGAGTGTGCAAAATTGCACAATGATAAACATGTAGTCAAGATGATACTTGAGTATGGTCAACTAATGTCTACCGCTCATAGAGTACTAGATGGTAAAGAATATTACAGTAGAACTGCTAACAATAGAAAGATAAAACGCTGGTTGTTACCAGATGAAAGAGAAAATGTAATGTGGAAGGCAAGTCACATTAAACATCCGTCTGGTATTTGGACCAGAGCATCTGATAAGAATTATAAATGGCTATATAGCCTATGGTTTAATCTTTTACAAGAATATACATTTAGATATGAAAAACGCCATTCAGCAGAAAGAATGATGCCTTATTTCTGGGTTTGTCCCATTAAGATACCAAAAGGAGAATTTACAGAACCTACTCCTGCGATGCCAGATCAATACAAGGTATCTGAAGATAGCATTAGATCATATATAAATTATTACAACGGTGCCAAGCAACATTTAGCATCCTGGAAAAAACGAAAAATCCCTGATTGGTATCAAAATGCCTAGTTATACGTTTAAATGTTTAGATTGCGAAGAAAATTTTGATGTACAATGTAAAATACACAAGCGCTTAGAACAAGAGTGTCCTAAGTGCAAATCTAAGAATTACGAAACTCATCATACTGGAAAACATTCTCTTATTGATCCGATTCGTCTTGGGATCAGAAAGACCGATGGTGGGTTTAATGAAGTCTTGTCTAAGATTGCAAGCGCTAATTATAAAAGCAACTTGACGGACAAATTATCAAGACGATGATATTAAAAATACACATCTTCTGGGAGGGCAATAGTTAGGTACTATTGCCCTTTCTTTTTCTTAAGAGGGCATACATGGCGAAGAAAAATAATTTACAACTTCAATCTGTCAATGGTAATCAAGCTCAGTTAACAATTTCTAACAAACTAAGATTGCGAATAGATGATTTACAGGTTGTCGAGCCATTAACAAATAATCAGCGGAGATTTTTTGATCTTTACAACAATTCAAGTATTATGCTATTGCATGGAGTGGCAGGAACAGGGAAATCCTTTATAGCTTTGTACAAGGCATTAGAAGAAGTGATGGATAAATCATCACATTATTCAAGTGTCGTAATTGTTAGATCTGCAGTTCCATCAAGAGAAATAGGTCATTTACCTGGAGATGAAAAGGAAAAAACAGAAGTATACAAATTACCCTACATTGAAATATGCAACACTCTCTTTGGTCGAGGAGATGCATATCAAAGATTAGAAGAACAACACATTATAAAATTTATGGTGACATCATTTGTACGAGGCATTACACTAGATGATTCTATTATCATTGTAGATGAAGTACAAAATATGACAGATATGGAAATAAATTCCATCATCACAAGAGTAGGAGAAAGATCCAAAATAATATTTTGCGGAGACTTTAGACAAACAGATTTGTATAAGAAAACAGATATGTCAGGACTCAAAAAGTTCATGATAATAGCAGATATGATGCCTTCATTTTTAACAATTGAATTTGACGTTGATGATATAGTAAGATCCAATTTAGTAAAAGAATATATTCTAGCTAGATTAGAATATGAAAATCGATACGGAGGAATCTAGTATTATAAATAATAGAGTTGGGGAAACCCAACTCTACCCACCTGGAGATAAAAATGAAGAAATTCATCATTTCATTGTGCCTTTTACTTGTAACCTTGCCAGTATTAGCAAACCCCTATCACAACAGACATCATCCTAGATATTCTTATTATAATGGATGGGTTTGGGTAGCACCAACAATCATAGGCGGTGTTGTTGGTTATGAAATAGCTAGAAACCAACAATCTGTGGTCATTCAACAATCCCCAGTTATAATACAAAACATTGAGTGTGATGAATGGAAAGAAGTTCGTCATGCAGATGGCAGAATAACACAAGAAAGAATTTGTCATCAGAGATAGTTATGTTGTTAGTTACTGATAAAGCATTTAAACAAATAAGAACAGTTCAATTAGAGGAGAATGAAAATTCTCCCCTTCGTGTCTTTGTGCAGGGCGGCGGTTGTTCTGGATTTCAGTATGGGTTTACATTTGATAGCCAACATGAGGATGATTTTGTAATAGAACAGGACGAAATTAAAGTTCTAGTAGATCCTTTATCAATGACTTATCTTTCAGGTGCAGAAATAGATTATAAGAAAGATTTAACTTCAGCACAGTTTATAATAAAAAATCCAAATGCTACGACTACATGTGGTTGTGGATCATCATTTGCTGCTTAAGGAAATACCATGCCTGGATTAATAATTTGTGGTGCGATATTAAGTAATCAAAGTATCAAATCCTCTCCAGAATATCCTTTTAATATCGAATATCTAGTTGTTGCTGGAGGTGGAGGTGGTGGATCAAATCACGCAGGTGGTGGCGGCGCAGGGGGGTTTCGTACTGGTACAAATTTTTCAGTATCCGCTGGAACTAACTATACAATTGCAGTGGGTGCTGGAGGAGCGGGGGGTCCACCGGGCGGTCCAGGACAATACGGAGTTTCTGGATCTAATTCGCAATTTGGCTCGGTGGTATCCGCAGGGGGAGGAAGAGGAGCCGGTTACGATGTTGGACCAGGTGGGTCAGGTGGGTCAGGTGGCGGAGCTAATGCAGGACAAACAGGGGGTTCTGGAAATACCCCAGCGTCATCTTCGCCGCCCGATTCAAATGCAGTTCAGGGCTACAATGGTGGCGATGGAGGACCAAGAACAGGAAATTACGGAGCGGGGGGTGGTGGTGGTAGTGCCGGCGTTGGATCAGCTGGAACTTCCTCAACAGGTGGGGATGGCGGTTCTGCTAGATCTTCATCAATAACGGGTTCAAATATTTATTACGCTGGTGGTGGGGGTGGCGGTGTCCTAGGATCAGCTACTGCTGGTCTTGGTGGAGGAACTGCGACCACATCACAAAAAGGTGGAGCAGGAGACGGAAATGGATCCGCATCGGCAGGTTGTGCTGGAGTAGTAAATACTGGTGGTGGCGGAGGGGGAGGAGGCAGCAACAATGGAGCAGGTGGTGCAGGTGGTTCAGGTATCGTAATTATTCGTTATCCCGGAATTCAAAGAGCAATTGGTGGTAATGTATATTCATGTCTTGGTAATACGATACATTGTTTCACTTCATCTGCTAATCTTATCTTCCAAGCTGATTTTGTAGAACCCATAACTTACCCAATAGGTGTAGAATATTTGGTTGTTGCAGGCGGTGGTGGCGGTGGTGGCTATACCGGAGGTGGCGGTGGTGCAGGAGGATTTAGAACTGGTACATTTACTATGTCTCAAGGCAATTATGTAGTGAGTGTTGGAGCAGGTGGCGGTAAACGTCGTCCTGGGTCTAATTCTTCAATTTGTGGTACAGGTATCCCCCAGGATCCACCAAGTTCACCAGCTAATACATTTTGTGCTACTGGCGGAGGTGCAGGAGTGATAGGTGGTGGTGGCACCACCGATGGTACATGTTATAGATGTGGTGGATCTGGTGGTGGAGGTGGAGCAACAAATGGCCATGAGGCATGTGGTTTAGGTAATTGTCCTCCCACATCCCCAGCACAGGGTAATCCGGGAGGATGTTCTTATCCAGCTGGAAGTTGTTTTGCAAGTGGTGGAGGAGGAGGAGCAGGACAGGCAGGAGGGTCTAATCCTACTTTGGGTTATAATGGTTATGGTGGTAATGGTTGTATTTCTAGTATAACTGGACAGTGTCTATATTATGCTGGAGGAGGAGGTTCAGCGGTGCTCACTGGTAGCGGCTATGCTCCTGCCGGATTTGTTATGTCTGGTGGACTAGGTGGCGGAGGACCCGGAGGAGCCTTTTTTACTGGTACTGGTTATGCAACCACGCCTTTAGCTCAGAGCGGTAACGTTAATACTGGAGGTGGTGGCGGCGGCGGTAGTATTAATGTGCACGGGTGTTCCAGCCCAGGATATGATCAAAGTGATGATCCATCGTGTGGGGGTTCTGGTGTGGTAATTTTTTCCTATCCTGGTCTTCAAAGAGCAACAGGAGGCAATGTTCTCTACATTGGCGGTAAAACAATTCATATATTTACTAGTTCAGGAAATCTTTGTTTCTGTGCTGGTTACGTAGCCTGAGATAATTAAATATGTGTTTACTTTCAAACACCTTAATATTTTAAGAGAAAACCATGGGATTAATAATTAGAGGCGCAAGAATACAAGGTGGTCTTACTAGATCATTACCTGTCTATCCTTTTAATATTGAATATCTAGTGGTTGCTGGTGGAGGGGGTGGTGGACAAGATAGAGGAGGAGGAGGTGGCGCAGGTGGACTAAGAACCGGATCCTATACATTAATAGCATCTAACGTTGGACCAGCTTTAAGTGTAGTTGTCGGTGCAGGTGGCGCTGGTCTCGCAGCGGGTCAATCAAGCCCTTCTAACCCCGGTGGAGATGGTTCTAGTGGTAGTAATTCATGTTTTTTCGTCTTTACAGCAAGCGGCGGCGGCGCTGGTGGTGGTGCAAGTCGAGGGGGTTGTGGCGGAGGTAGTGGTGGAGGTTCAGCTGTAAATAATATTCCTTCTGGATCAGGAAATATAGGTAGTTACACCCCAGCAGAGGGGTGCCCGGGCGCCCAGGGTAATAGCCCTACAAGTCCAGGTGATGCTGGGGGCGGCGGGGGAGGAGCATGCCAAACTGCAGGAGCAGGCACTCCTACATCTGGTGGATTTGGTGGAAATGGATGTTGCCTAACCATATCTGGTACACTTACAGCATATGCTGGGGGCGGTGGTGGAGGTAAGAACAGCACTGGTTCAGGTGGCATTGGTGGCAATGGTGGCGGCGGCAATGGAGGAGTAGGTCCCGCCGGCACCACAGGAACCGGTAGTAATGGTACTATATTCACCGGTGGTGGCGGCGGAGCAGGGGGCGGCGCTGTTAGTGTATCTGGAGGAAGTGCTGGTTCTGGTGGTTCCGGTATCGTTATCGTCCGTTATCCAGGTCCACAGAGAGCAATTGGTGGTAACGTATATTCTTGTAATGGTAATACAATTCATTGTTTCACTGCTTCTGGTAATCTTACTTTTCAAACAGATTTCATTCTTCCTCCTCAATACCCATTTCCAGTCAATTATCTAGTGGTTGCTGGTGGCGGAGGTGGCGGCGTTTATTCATTATGCTCTGGCACATCTGGGGGAGCAGGCGCAGGAGGATTTAGACAAGATTCTTTAGTGATAACTAATCCTAATGTTAATACACAACTGTGTGTAATAGTAGGAGCAGGTGGTAGTGCGGGATCTGGTGGTAGTGGTACGTATGGGAGTCCAGGATCTAATTCTTGTTTATTACATATTTGTTCTACTGGGGGCGGTGCTGGGGGAACTCATGCTGTCAGGTCTCCAACAGATGGTTCAGGATGCCCTGGAGGGTCTGGTGGAGGTAGGGCAGGCCCAGGAAGCGGCGGACCAGGTAGCAGCGTAGGCGGAACAGGAAATACTCCCCCAACATCTCCATCTCAAGGAAATCCTGGTTCTAGTGGCATAGGAGGTTATCAGAATGCTATGTCTGCAGGTGGGGGAGGCGCAGGCGGATCTGGTTTAGGAGCAGATGGTCCAACTAATAGCGGAGGGAATGGGGGCCCGGGTTGTTTCTCTGTAATTTCTGGAGTATGTACTTGGTATGCTGGAGGCGGAGGCGGCGGAGGATGGTGTAATTGTTATGCATATGGTGGAAATTCAAGCGTTTTTGCCTGCCGAGGTGGAGGTGGTAACGGAGCACAAGTGAATGGTGGAGTAGGTGAAGCGGGTGTTGTAAACACGGGCGGCGGAGCAGGAGGATCATCAACATCTTCTGCCAATACTGGTGGCTCCGGTATCGTTATTGTAGCTTATCCTGGACAACAAAGAGCAGTTGGTGGCAACGTAACTTGTATTGCTGGTAATACTATTCACACCTTTACCGTTTCGGGTAATTTATGCTTTTGCTCCAGCTGGATTTACTAAATAAAAATAATTTATTCCACAAAATAAACTAGAGGATAATATGGGATACGAAATAGTAGGTACTGATTTTACTGGCTTGTGTTTTAGAGATGCCCCAGTCTATCCATTCAATGTGGAGTATCTAGTAGTTG